TATCAAAACCAGCATCTTCAATTGCAACTGCCATTCTGTGATAATTACGAGAAGCAGAAAATGCAAGTAGATGACCGCCTGGCTTCAAAAGTTTCAGTGCAAGTTCCCATGTCTCTTTGCGAAATGCAATATCTCCACCATCCCATTCTTTACCCATGAATCCTGTGCGAATAAGTCTTGAATAACTATCTACCCCATTTCTAACTTTTTCAGAAGTGTAGTTATCATCATCAACAGATGCTTTACCAAACCTATCTACGATAGACTGCAAATGATATGGTGGGTCTGTAACAACAGAATCAACCTGTACTCCATCATCAATTAATTTCTGCATTTCCTCAATGCAATCACCGTTAATTATCATATTATGCTACCTTACTGAAGTTTTTCACCTTCTCAAACTTAATCACACTTCTAAACTTGTCAATCAACATATCCTGTTTGTGTGAAATGATAAACACGTTTTCTTTATCAAAGGTATTCAGAATTTTTAAGAAGTCATCTGTACCTGTTGCATCCAACGAACTGTCAAATATCTCATCAAGGATGAGTAGATTCGTATTTGTTGAATTCTTCATCTTTGCAACAGCTCTCCATGTAAAGAGTAGTGCAAGGTCAATACGCATTTTCTCACCTTCAGAAAAGTTTGCGTATGAAAATATGTCACGATATCTTGACTTAATTGTTTCGTTGAAGTTTTCATCAATATTGAAATTTACAAAGAAATCCATAGAAGACAGATATGTGTTTATCAACTTATTCATGATGGGAAGATATTGTTTGATAATCTTGGTTTTGATACCTGTATCCTGTAACAGATTTCTAGCTACATCAAAATAAACCATATCTTCTCTTAGTTTTGATTTGGTTGATTCTAAAGTATAACACATTTTTTTGAGACTGTCAAGCTTTTCGTAATCTATTTTTGTAACATCTCCACTTTCCAGTTGACGTATCTCTTCTGTTAGTGTAGCATTAAACTTCTCTAATTCAGCAATACCACTATATAACTTTGCAAGAGTAATTGAATTATCATTCATCACTTTTGCAATGTCTTTATACTCTTTAAGCTTACTATTTGCTTTGTCCATTTCTGTCTTCATTTGCAGAAGACCTTCAGTCAACTCTTTGACCTGTTCACTTCTTTGTGCGATTGCTTTTGTTTTAAAAGCCTCATCAATATCCTGTTCACAAGTAGGACACACATCATTATCCTCTAGAAAACTAATCATCTGTTCATGACGATTATGTTTGTCCTTTATTGTAAACTGAATATCTTTTAATTTATCACGTTTCTCTATTGCTGCGTTTTCACCAGACATTGCATTTAGAAGGGTCTGGTTCTCTTCCGTGATTCGGTTCGCCTCTGCTTTACGATTGAACACTTCCTCTTCATTACCATCTCTAAGAGTTGCCTTTTGAGATAAAATAGTGTCTTTATTCCGTTCAACATCCTCAATGTATTTCTCCTGTAACTCGACCTTTTCTTTGTTTAGGTCTACTTGGTATTGGTTCTCACTGATATCTGCGTTTAGAGATTTCACCTTACCTTTCAGAATCAAGTTCATCAGTGAGAATATCTTAATGTCAAGGATGTCCTCTACAACTTCCCTTCTAGCTTGTGACTTCAACTGCATGAAAGGAATAAATGTCGATGACCCTAGAATCACGACCTGTGTAAATGACCGATAGTTCAACTTCAAGATTTGTTGTTCTAGATGTTTCTGATAATCCCTTGCATTTGCACTTTGGTTTATCATATTACCATCTACCCAAATCTCAAACTTGTTTGGTTTGATACCACGAACTACCTTGACATTTTTATTCTGTGTTTCAAATTCGATTTCAACAATTGTACCGCCTGCATTAATGGTGTTGATAAGCTGACCCTTACTAATTTGTCTGAACGGTTTTCCGAACAGTCCAAAGCATAATGCGTCAAGAATAGTACTTTTCCCAGCACCGTTTTCACCGATAATCAATGTTGATGGGTTTCTGTCTAACTGAATTTCAGTAAACGTATTTCCTGTAGAAAGAAAGTTTTTCCACCTTGCATACTTAAATGTTATCATAACATAAACCTCTCTAAACCTTTTCCATAATCTAACTGCTTCTCATAAACAATGATTGGTCTTTTACTCTTACTTTCTTTTTGATTGAGCCATGTAGAAGTTGTTTGTTCTATAGGTATATACCCAATCGCTTTCCAGTACCAGTTAGATTCCAAATCATATGCAACCCTAGCTTTGATAATCCAAAGTTGTCTTTCTCTTGCTTCCTGTTCTACTTGACCTTCCAGTAGAATGGCTCTATGCCATCTTCTTGCATCCTCTTGTACAACAATCTGTATAATAGATGCTGGGTTCTGTGAAAAAGAGGCATAACAAAACCCTGTCAAATCTCCATTGTCTTCTGTGACCCACAACTTTTGATACTTGAATCTATCACGATTTGCCACTCTTCTTTTTTCAAGAACACTTTCGTATGCACCTTTAGGAACAAACCCTAAGGCAGAACCTTCTTTTCTTCTAAGGGATTCTATATACTGAAAGTCTTCTGATTTAGCTTCTCTAACAAAGGTCACAGTTCCAAATCAAATGTAATCAATCACATTTCTCCTTGCCAGAGCATTCTGCTGGAAAACAATGGCCTCTCATAAAGTAATATTCATTTTCGTATGAGGAATTCCACATTTTTTCATCTACCAGTTTTTCACACTGCGTTTCAGAAAACGGTTGTTGTAGTGCAATCTGCCCTATATAATTTTCTGTGCCAGCACCGTCAATGCCCCACATTGTTACTACAAATATAAATTCTTTCATTATAACTCCAAATCACTTGCTTCAAGATATAGAGTACGCATGGTACTTTTTAGTCTTGATTTGTCTATATCAACATCCAACTCATCTATGTATCTTTCCAACAACGTAGTAGTGTCTTGTGCGTTTTCAATGATTTCATCTGATACATTGGATGCGTCTAGTTCTGAAAAGTCCTCAACGATTTTAACTTCATGTGTCTTAACAGTAAGAAGTCTGTCAAGAAACTGGTCAAAGCCATACAAGTCCTTTTTATTAACGACAACGAGTTTTACAAACTTGTCCTCGTATTGTTCTACATCATGTGTAGAATAATCTGTTTGAGAATCATCATAGTAAATCTTTGCAAAGATTTTATATGGGTTCTGAATGTACTCAAGTTCTCTGGTTGCCGTATCAAAGATATGGAAACCTTTTGTTTCGTTATGGTCACTCCATGTCATCTGGTATGTGTTACCAAGATAATAGATGTGTCCATCATCTGACTTCTTGTGGAAGTGACCAGAGAATACAGTATCGAACTTTCTAAACATCTCTTTAGGATATCCACCCTCGCAGAAATGTCCAGAGTGCATTTCAAATCCGTTGACTTCTAAATGACCCATACAGATATCTGCGTAAGTCATTTGAATACCCCTCATGACAGATTCATAGTTACTCTCGTTAATCCAAGGTAACAGATGAATACCAACACCATCAAACTCTTCAGTACATGGGTGGTCATAACATTTAATGTTGGGGTATTTCTCATCACCAGGCCCACCAAGTAATTCAAACAATGAATTAATCTCATTTGTGTTCCTGTAATAAGTATCGTGATTTCCCACAATCATGTGCATATCAATATTTCTATCGACAATTGGTTTTATAAACTGCTCACGAAAGTCTTTTGCAATCTTATATGAGATAAACTTACGTCTATCCATAACATCGCCCAAATGAATAACTGTGTCAATGCCATGCTTATCTATATATGGAAAGAAAACTTCTCTCCAAAATTTATAGAAGTGGTCATTGAAGGCTAGACTGTCATTACGAGCACCAAAGTGGGTATCAGTTATCAGTGCTATCTTCATTATAAAATAATTCTAATCCTTTTGGTTTATCTTTTTTCTTCTTGGGTTTGTAGACATCTTCATCTGGTAAGAAGTTCTTTTGTAGATAATCTACGAATGGATTTTCAAAGTCTCCAGAATCAATCAATGTTTCATCTACTGTCATATTCTCAATCAATTTGTTTTTCACATGAGACTGTTTCTTTTCTTTTTGTATTCGTCTAAGAAAAGCATAATAGATTATTTGCGTGAAATATGCAAATGGATTATTTGATTTATCTGGGTTAAAGTTGTGTACATATTGCAAACAATTTTCGATACCATCAGATATCATTTCATCTCTATATGTGTAATTGATAAAATTGGGTCTGTATGATAGGTGATTTGCAATCTTTAGAAAGCACTCACCAATATAATTGGTAACAGGTGGTTGTGCCTTACCAAGCTTTTCGGCCTGTTGACACTTTTCCTTCCAATCAATCATTGCTTGCAAAAATTCTTTGTTATTTACATAATGTGGTTTTGATTTTGCGTTTTTTGTCATGGTTCTTCCATATTCATATTAGACATACTATATCAATTTACTATAAGAATGTCAAGGAGTTTACTATTTTTCAAAAACTTCTTGACTTCTTCTTGACAAAACGGTATTATCCCTATGTAGGGTTTGAGAATAGATTAATGTATGGTTTCACCATCTGGGCCTGGAAACTTAATCACATTATCACTTTCCTCAACCATCATCTCATCTAGTTCCTCATCCGTAGGTTCTTCAATTTCATCTAGTTCTTTATTCATTTTTTTCACACAATACTCATAGAATTTTGACAATCCGATTGACGCATCACTAATTGCAACAATACTACTCTTGTTAAGATTACAAGTTTGAGTTTCACTAAAATACATCCACTTTGATAGTGCCATAGATTCTTCAAGCCCTTCAGCAGACATCTTTGGATAAAGATTAATCTTCAGTGGATTTGCAATTTCCACGAATGGCTTTGTCTTATCAGCATGACTAATGTTTGCGATAATTTCGT